ATTAAGATATGTAGCGAAACGACTTGAATAACTATTGTTACTGATATCAGATGGTGCACGTGTAGCAGGAGCTACAGATACTTTAGCAGCAGCCCTTTCAAGATTTTTATCGGCAGGAGATTCCTTTGCAACAGCATCATATGCGGTATCTGCAATCTTTCCACCAGTAAAGTAACCAATGGCACCACCAACAAGACCACCTAATGGTACCGTGAGAGGCGCTGCAATGCCACCTAGAGCGCCAAGAGCAGCACCAGCCTCTGCACCAGCAATTCCTCCTGCAACGCTCCCTGCAACGCCTACACCAGCCTCTGTGACAGATTCACCATCACCAAGTCTATCAAACATGTCCATACCAGCAGCAAAGATACCAAGAGCTTTACCACCAATTCCAAGACCTTTTGATTTTGCTTTTTTTGTTGATCTAGGTTTTTTGGCTTTACCCTTTTTACCTCTTTTACGCTGTTTGCCTTTTTTACTTTTTTTGCCTTTTTTCTTTTTATCAACATCTGTTTCATCGCCTTCAGAATCTTCTTCCTCTGGCTTTTCAGTAGTAAGATCAAGTTTTTTTAGTAACTCAGTCAATCCTTCAAAATACTTACCCAAAAGTTTAATGTTTCCACCTAACTGTTCAGCACCAATAATTTGTACAGGAGCAGTAATGTTTTCAATATTTTTTTGAGCTTGATCGTTTTTTGTTTGGGTGTTTTGTAATTCTTTGACGTTGGTAGTGTTTGTTAATATTTTATTAAAAGCATTTTGAAGAGACACAAAATCGTTTGAAATTGTAGCGGTTGTTTTTTTGGTTAATGTGTACTGTTGTGAATCTTCTTTATTGTTATTAGACATGCGAACAACACTGGCTTTTTTAGCCATTTTGTTTAGATCATCTTGATTAGAATTTTCTAATGCTTTTATCATGCATACCCCACTGAACTAGGATTGGAATTGAAGTATACATCATAATAAACCCCGCCCATTCCATAATAGTTTGGATCAGGAACATTACCAGCACCAGATGCCCCACTTCTCGACGGTGGAGAAGTTGATGGTAATGGTCGCTTACTTCTAAGATCAATAACATTTGGGTTATTTTGAGATTTTTCAACTTCACTTGTCATTTTATCAATATCAGCACCAGTAGTAGGAGTGCTATTAACCATAGAAGGTTTTCCATCAATACTCTTCATAAATTCAGGAGTAAATGATTTTTTAAACTCATCTGATGAACCAGTAGAACTTGCTTTTTTACTTCCGCCTTTACTCGTTTTAGAACCACTGGAAGACATAGGAGACGCACTTGATGCCGGTGCTGGAGACGGCGTTGGTGCCGGTGCTGGAGACGCACTTGATGCCGGTGCAGGAGGAACTTTGGGTTGTCCTGTTGGTGTTTCACCTTTTATTGGTTGTGCTGGATTTGGTGGAATGACAGCTTTATCAACAGCATCTTTTGTTGGTGTTGGCTTTTTTTCTATGTTTGATGCAAAGTATGCAGTTATCATAGCACCAATTATGCCAGTGATCATCGCCATTCTTTTACCAAACATTGGGTCTTGCTCTGGCTGAACATTAAAGACAGAAGAGTATGTGTCACGTGCAACAGAAGCTGCTAATGCAGGAATAGCAGTCAATGGACCACCAAGACCAGAAGCGGCTTCTAAACCAGCGCCAACAGGATCACCTTCTAATAGTTTCTTTGCGGCAAATATTCCACCAGCAGCAGCGCCAATAATTGGAATTGACTTTAATACAGTAGAGCCTAGTGCTTTTTTAATAATCGGACCAGCAATACGTTTGATAGTAGCTGCACCAACATTTTTAGCAGCACTGGCAGAAATCTTAGCTCCCTTTACACCTTTTCCAATCAAAGAAGAAATGTTTTTTGTAACAGAGCCAACCTTTGATGTAATCTTAGCTCCACCAACCTTTGATGCTATACTGCCAACTTTACCAGTTGCCTTTTTGGCCATATTAAATAAACCAGCACCAGCATTTTTTGCAGCGCCAGTAAGTTTTGCAAGAGTTGATGGTTTTGCTGCTTGAATAGCTTCAGCCGCTTTTACACGCTTTCTCATCCCGGTAATAGGGTCTTTTGGACCATAATAACGCATTTTACCGGACTTATCTAGTTTATTAAGATAACCGGATTTTACTTTTACTCTACTTGCTTTAGCAGCCTTACGCTTAGCATAATCTTTATACTCATCACCAAAACCATAACTTTCAGCAAGTATTTGAGCAAAACTTTGTGGACCCTCTTCTTTTTCTTCTTGCTCTTTAAGTTTGTCATCCATCACTTTTTTAAGTGGTTTTAATGATTTTTCTATTAGAGTGCTAATTTCTTCATTTAATGGTGTTAAGTTAGCACCACCAACATTAGAAATAGGAGTAGTTTCTCTTTCCATAGAGGCTTCTTTTGAGTCACGTGAAGCCTGAGATATTTGATTTTGTAATTGTTCTTTCTGTTCTTCGGTAATTGCGCCAATTTTAGTGGCTACCTTAATCAAAGAATTTAATTGATCGACAATTGTTGATATGTTAGGATTTTGTTTTTGTTTTTCGGTTTCTGGAGTTTCCATTTTAGAAGAAGCAGAAGCACCTGATGAATCACCACCAGAAGGAGAAGAACTTCTTGGGGGTTGATTCATTGCATCAGCAAACAAACCTAGTTTACCTTTTACAAAACCACCTTTTTTAAAATGTTCTTCACCAAAACCATACGCACCAAGAATACTTTCACCAAACCCTTGTCTCAGGGCGTAGCGTACTCTTTTCTTTTCTTTATCTTGTAGATAACCCTTATACCTTTCTTTTCTTTCCGCAAGCTTTTGTTTATATTCATCACTGCCACGGTTTAGTTTTTTGGGTTTTCTAGGTTTTTTAGGGCCAGATTTATCAGCCAAGGGCTATTATCCTTTTTTCATTTCTTCTTTTTCTTTTTCAAGGTGCATCAATAACATATCCACATATAAATCTCGTTCATATGGGATCAAGTCTTCAACTTCAGTGATAGAATATTTGTGGTGCTGAACCATAGCGAACGTAGTTGTATAATAGTTCACCAAAGTATTGTGGCTCAGCCCCAGATAAAAAAATCACTTAGCGTAGTAAGTTCGATTGTACGAACATTTCCATTGGCATTCGTATATTCAAGCTTATGATACATCTGTGGAAGGTCTTCAAAGAAATCACGAATTTTATTGAATGCTTCAATATCGATGCTGTCAAGAAACTCATTTAGTTCATCATCAGTATGATCACCAACAGGGTATACACTGTCTTCATCAAAAATCTGATCAACACAACTCTTGATGAGATAGTCTACCACATCACTGGTGTTATCAGTATCTGGTACATTATCAAGAATAGTAACTGATGGATACTTCATCTTGATGCCGATAGTGTCAGTAATCTTGATAATATTTGAAACATTATTGTTGACTTTAAGTTCTACATCATCCAAATCAATTTGGAAATCATATACTTTATCGTCTTCATTATCACGATAAGACACCTCAATCACATTATTGACAGAACGTGCACGTAGCTTAAGGAACATGTATTCTAGGTCGAATGTTGCTAGGGTGTCAACATCAAACTCATCAACAATGCAGTTGGTAAGCACTTGTTTGATAGCAAGGATAATATCTTTTTCACCACCAGCTTGTTGTGCAGTTAAAAGAATTTTTTCTTCACGTACAACAAAAGGACGAGCCTTAACAGACTTGTTCATTGATGGTACATATAGATCAAATAGTGGTTTTTCTATTTTAGGTAATGGCATAATATTTCTCACTTTAATTGTTAGTGGCTGTTAGTTTTCTTGTCGTGTGATGGCGCATCATGTGGTTTTTCAGTGTGTTCTGGGTATTGAACAAAATAATCTGTATATGTGAATATTACAGGCAATTTTAATAATTGATCGCTATAACTCCAATCTAATTGATAGCCGGTTAAAATTCTTGGAAATGCTCTATAAAGAGTAATATTCATAGGACTAGAAGCTTCATCTGTCCCACTTTCTCTGAATATACTGATATTTATATCGCAGACATAATCATTTTTATATCCAACTTCATATGCTGGTCTTCTATTATCACCCCCTTTAAAATTTGTTTGTCCTTTACTATCAATATTAATAATAGAGTTCATCCAATCAAAGAAAAATTTATGTACCTTAGCATGTTCATCAACAATAAAAGTCATTGATATCTCTTCAAACATAGGAGCAAATGGTATAAGTTCAGTAGCACCATACCCTGCTCTTGCTGGCGAATCCATTGTAGAGAATGACACACCCGGCCACAAAATTTGTTCACAGCGAAGTGACATTTTTTCATAGGATGGGTGCGATTCTTTAAGTTTTTTTGGTAAATTTTGAAATTGCACAATAAACTTAGTAGGAAGCAAAATACCATTAGTATTAATCTCTGATCTAAATTGTTTAATATCAAATGCCATTACTTGCTCCCAGCAATCTGTTTTCTTGATTCCGCAAATACCTGAGTTTTTGACTTCTTCTGGAATCTTTCTAGTGGCAGGAATAGAGCAACATCCCATTCTTCAGGCTGAATATAAAAGAACTGTGATTTCATCTGTGTAAAGAGATATTGCTTGACACATGGCTCAAAATATCTATACTTTGATGCGCTTGATAGAATTTGATAGCTGATACGTAGTTTGGTTGTTTCATCATATCGACTATTGGTTCTAGTCTGATACAAAGCATCCATTAGTTTGGCACGATATGGCAATGGAAGATAATGGAGATTGATACCCCAGAACCTATCAGGCAAAACACGAAATGGAAATACCATTGGAAACATATCCCAATATGGTAGATCATCTTTAGTCTTAGCATCATAGAAATACATATACATATTTCCGGGTCTGATACGCTTAGTCAGACGATTGGTATTAGAGCGCATAAGTCCTCTCTCGCCACGAAAGCGAGTGTATTGCATAGAAGCATCTCTATACCATTTACGAGCAGCTTCAGTCTTCGCAGGAATGATCCCACGTCTTACACCATCGTCTAGTATGTTATCGAATATATTTGCCATTAAAAGGTCAATCCTAATTCTTTTTCGGTTATGATCTGGAATTTCCATCCACGATCTTTACAGTATTCTTGTGCTGCTGTCCATTTAGCAGAATTAACACCCCATGTTTGTACTTCAGTAATATAACGCTTTGTTGGTTTATTCTGAACAGTAGGTGGTTTGGTCTGTGCAAATGGCTTTACTTCAATCAAAATCTCTTCAATCTTACCTTCTCTATTTCTACGCTTCATATAAAAGTCCATAAAGTATCTATGATATCTATTATCTATAGGACTAATATATGGTATAATAACTTCTTCAGAAGACCATTGTATTACATCAGGGTGGCTATCAAGCCTCTGCATCACCATTAATTCCCAGCGAGAACGGTAAATAATCTTGGTGGGATCGCCTTTATATTTATGCGGATTCTTTGGTTGAAACGGTCCTTTATATGCCATATATTTTCCATTTTATTTGTTTGACTTCTAAAAAAGTCGTATAAATACATCATAGG